AGGACTTCTTTACTGTATTGTTAGGACTTTCGGCGCATGTCTCATGGAACTGCCAAACCTTGATACCGGTAGTGAAATCTACTTGCCAGTACGACACACTGATATATGGCAGTACGTTATTATCTACTGATATATGAATAGGCAGGTCCGGGATATATTTATGTTCACCGGAATGTTTGCCACGGTTGAACGAACCGAAGAACTCGCTACCGGTACGAATAACACCCCACTCTCCCAATGCGTACACATTGTAATAATCCGGATCGTGAACTCTATCATACTCAAAGTCGGCAACACATTGCTCATCATAAAAACCGTATGTACCATCAGGTGAACCAACAACCCAAAAGTTATTCAGATAGGTAGATTGGATAATAACTGTATTTGATTCCTGTTCCTCGATCTGCTTTGTACGAGGATTAAGTATTTGCCGAGGCGCATTCTTCTTTACGGATTTGACCTTAGTAAGCTCCTCAGGCAACTCTTTGCCGGCAATGGTAACAGACATTGGCACATCATGCCATTTGTCTTTATCAATGAACTCTTTCTTTATCCAGTGGCTTTCACTGATCGGATTAAAGGTACAAATAATCTGCTGCCCTTTCTTACCACGCAAACGCTTACGTAGCTGCTTGAAATCCGGATGCTCGAACTCTGACCATTCCTCTAACTGAACACGCTTATAGTTGGAGATACCTTTTATCTTCTCCGGATCGTCAAGACCGGAAAAATCTATCTTCGCACCATTAACCAGACACTTAATAGTATTCTGTTGGAACTTGAACAAATGGGAGATGCCAAGACC